TCAAGCTACGCGCTCCAATGCCCGTTGGGGGACTTTTGGGGGACCATCCCCACCAGCAATACGCGCCTGGTGTTCAGCGCGCAGTGTTGCCAACGATTTATTCCATGCTCCCGAGTCGGCGGTGATCTTCTCAAGCGCCCCATGCAGCTCCACGATCTGTGCCGTGCTGTAGTGCTGGGTCATGCTCCGGGTGCTGTGCCACAGCACATCGGAAATCGTGCCTTCTGGCACGCCCGCTTCCCGCAGCCGCATCCCAACGGTGTGGCGCAGGTCGTGCACGTGCAGATCACCAAGCCCCGCTTCCGCCCGTGCGTTTTGCCAGCCCGTGTTGTTCATGGTCTGGATGCGCCGGTACTTCATCAGCGGTGCCTTCTCGGTGTTGACCTTGCGCTCGCGTCGGTACACGAACACATAGCGCGGGTGTTTCCCGCGCATGGACTCGATGACCGATTGAGCGACCGAGTTGCACACCACAAGGCGTCCGCGCCTCTTGCCCTTGACGTGCTCGCGGGGCACATCGAACACCGATATGCCCAGCTCGGGGATCTGGATCTCCCAAGCCCACTCCAGGCTGCAGACCACGTCGTCGCGCACGCCAGTGTTCAGAACGAACAGCGCCATGCGGGCTAGATGGTCGGGCAGCAGCGGCAGCAGCTTGCGCTGTTGTTGCCAGCTGATAGGGGCGGGGTCACGCTGGTGGCCGACAAGCGGAAGCAGGGTGATCTTCGGGGCGCCTTCAAGCCACGTTTTGCCATTTTCATCACGCCAGGAGGTTGCGGCCAGATTGAGAATCCGGCGCACTACGCCCAAAGCGAGATTGATGGTCTTGTGTGCGCGGCCTTCTTTCTTCCGCGCAGCGACATACGGTGCCAAGGTGGCATCGTGGATCTGCGCGAGTTCAAGTTGGCCGATGAAGGGCATGATCGATTTCAGCAAGATGGCCTCGGTTACGAGTGAGGCTTTGTCCTGGTTCGTCAGCAGGTAGTGTGCTGCCACGCCGTCGAAGATGCGCGTTTGGCGGGCTCCGTGGAGCACCACTTCACGCTTGTCGGCCAGCTGCTTGATCAGCCAGCGCTCCGCCTCTTCATAACTAACGAGGCCGCGTTGGCGAATGCGCTCACCGCGCCACCACTTGTCGACTTGCCAGGTATTGTTTTTGTCGGGGTAGATGCCCGTTTGTCTTTGGCCCATGTGTTCCTTCCTTTCTCTTCTGTGGGCCGTCCGTTCCTGGCCGCATTGTGCGCGCTATCGTTCGCCGCGTCTTGTGGTGCTGGTTGCTCGCCTTGGGCCTCGGCTTTCATCGTGTCGAACAAGCGGTCGAGGTCTTGCTTGTCGTAGATGAGGCACACGCCCTGGTGCAGGCCCGTCAGGCGGGGCGCCCAGTTCGACTCCCATGTGCGGCGCTTGACGCCGACGTAGGTCATGGCTTCTTGTTGCGTGAGGCCGCGCTTCATGAGGGGAACCCGTCCCAGGTGCGGCCGTCCAATTTGCGGCCTGCAGCCTTCTTCCCCACCTTTTCCATTAAGGTCTCGCACATCGAGTGCGTGCCTTCGCACGGTCGCTTGGCTCCATTTGGCGATATTGCGTAGGCATGGGATGGGCTGGGACCCGCTTCGGCCCACTCGCCCCACTGCTTGAACAGGAACGGCACGCCAGCGTCTGCGCACTGATCGCGCAGGCTTCGGGCCCAATCGGGGTGCATGGGCCGCGTCCCTGGGCCGCTCTCGCCGCCGACTATCACCCAGTCCAGCGCAGGGACGTCATCAGTGGGTGCGCCTTCGTCATCCACGCAGTCGGTCGTTCCTTTGAGGGGATAGATTTCAGCATCGCCGCTGAAAACCTCAATGTGCGTGAGATCCACTGGCCCCAGCAGCGGCTCCATGCTCAGAAAGTGCACGCGAGCTGGCACGTCCAGCAGCTTTGGAATATCGCGGTCGGCCTCGGCTTGGTTCACGATGGTGGCGCCGATCCAGACGTTGTCAGGCCATGCGCGAGCGGAATCCAGATAGGCCTCGCTGTAGAGGCTGCGTGCGTTGCCTATGCGCTTGGTCAGCAGTAGCCAGTCAAGGTTTGGCGTCGCGGCGATCAGGTCGAACAGGTCGCGCCGCCACTGCACCGGCACCGCGTTGTCGAACACATCAGCGAGGGATGCGCAAAACACCCGCTGGCGGTGACCATGCTGGGTCATGAAGGCGTCGGCCTGGGCATCCCACCGCTTGGGCAGTGCCCAGTTCGTGGCACTAGTGCGGCGGCGCGGCGCACCTGGTCCCCAGTTGATGGCTGTACCGCCGCCGAAGCGGGTATTGCGCGCCTCGGCATAGCAGTTGTCGCAACCTGGGCTGACTTTCTGGCACCCCTCCCATGGGTTGAAAGTGTGGTCGCACCACTCGATCTTGGTGTTTTCGCTCATGATGAAACCGCCTCTTTTGGAACATTGAAGAATCCCAAGCGCCCCTTCCAGGGAACAAAGGGAATGGGGCTGCTGTCGCGCAGCACAAAGCCTTGGGTGCCGTCCTGCTTCCAGGGCGAAGGGTGGTGCTGGCGGCAGTCTGTGACGTGCGTCCAGCCGACGAACCCACCGCGCGGCAGGTCTTCGTATGCGGGCATGCTGGCGGGCAGCAGGCCCATGCGCAGCAGCTCCTCGCAGGTCTCGTCGTAGTAGCGGCGGGCCATCGTTTGGCCTGCGTGCACCAGCAATCGGCCCCGGAAATTGGTAGGCCAGTCGCGGTTTTCGATGTCTTTGAAGCCGTTGACGATGAGCCAAGCCCAGGGCTGGCGGATACTGAGTGCGGGGATCATGCTGCTGTCTCCATGCCGATATCTGCGGGCGATACGTTCAGCAGTTGCCCGCCGCCCTGGCTTTGCATCTGTGCGATGACACGCTTGGTGGCGTTCTGCAACTCAGCAGCGGTGAGTTGGCGCAGCTGGTGGTCGTGCAGGTCCAGCGCGCTGGTGATGGCGTCGATCTCGTAGAGCTGCAACTCCGTGGGATGCCATTCGTCCAGTTCGTTGCCTCGGCTCAAGATGGCTTTGATGACGATCAGCGCGGCCTCGATGTGGCCCTTCATCCCGCGCACGTAGCCCAGCCGCTCAATCTCCAGGGCGATGAGCAGTGTGGTGCGCAGGGTTTGCACCTGCAGTTCGGTGGCAACGCCCTCGCGTGCCCGGGCTGCGCAGTGGTTGACGGCGCCCATGGTCTCGCGGATCTCGGCCTCTGTGAGGCGGGATGCGCGCACCAGGGCTTTGAACATGGTATTCACAGGCGCCGGTTGGCGGCGCTGAGGGATGCGGTAGCGTGGCAGGCCCATCACGCGCCACCTTTCGTTTCTTCGGCGGGCTGTCCTATCAGATCGCGCAAGATCTTCAGTGCATGGCGAACGCCGACAAGCAGGCAATCATTGCAAACGTGCTCCCGGTCAGCGAGCCCGCCGCCATTGCGCTGCACGCTGAAGTGCACAGACAGCTGTGGAGACTGCTCGTAAAACCGGCCTTCGCCTCGCTCCGTGAGTCGGTGGGCGCTGATTTCAACCAAGTCGGTGAGGGCGAACCGAGCTTGGCTGGCGGCAACGCCTCTGAGAGCGCCGCAGCAGTGGCAGTAGTCGAGGCGGTTCATTGCGCAGCCTCCAGTTCGGTGTAGTCCACGGTCAGTTCCATGGGCTCGGGTTTTTTCCCTGGGAAGGGCCACGGGTCGAGCAGCGTTACCACCCACTTGCGACCGCTGGAGCGCACGATGGTGGCTGTGTGGTCCTTGCACTGGATCATGCCGCCCGACGGGCCTTTGACGTTGGTCTTGAGTTTGACCGTTTGACCCTCGGTGAAGTTGTTGGGCGTTTCGGCTTGCTGCATGGCCTGGGCGATGCCCGCCAGTACCTCGGCCTTGCTGGCTTTGCCGGTGCCATCCACCGTCTTGCCTTTGCCCTTGGGTTTGAGCGTAGGCTTGGCTTTGTCTGCGGGGGCTGCAGCATCGGCGTCGGCCTCGGCCGCACGCTCGACGGCTTCGGCGTTCATTGCCTGCTGCACCTCGCGCTTTATGTCGCCGATATCGACCTTGGCGATGGGCGCAACAGACTCCAGGTGCAGCGCTTCGTCGGCTGGGCGGTTGTACAGGCGCTCCCAGTCGAACGCGGCGGCGAGCATGAGCAGCACCATGTTCTGCTGTCGGGGGGCGCCCTGGGCAGCGCTGCGCACAGCGGCTTCCAGTGCGTCATCGTCGAAGTGCGCGGGCAACTGGAAGATGGCGCGCAGGGCTGAGTCGTCTGTTTCCCGCGCCAGGGTGAGGATCACGCGATAGGCCGCCTGCTCGGGCAGATGGTCGAATGACTCGGGCTCGGCATCCACGCGCAGGCCCTCGATGGTGGCGCGCACTGCGGCGCTGCGCCAGCGTTGCTGGTATTCATCCTCCAGCTCTTCTTTGGTGCGTGTGGGTGCCTTCTTGTCGGCCTTGCCCGCCGCGCCCTTGGCCTGCAGTGCTTCGCCTGCAGCGCGCACGGGCACGGCCTCCACTACGCCGCCTGTGGGCGTTTCGATCAGCACCACCTTGCCCTGGGGCACTTCCTGGCCCAGTACCTCGCGCATGGGCTCTGTGCTGCCCTTCTTGGGCTTGTCCAGCAGGATGTAGCCCTTGGGGGTGGCGCCTTCAGTGGGCATCAGCTCGCGGGCTTCGCGGCCCGTGATGATCTTGCGGCCCTTGGCATGGGCGTCGGCCTTCAGGCGCTCGTAGTGGGCGTCCTTCTTGTCGGCAAAACAGGCGGTGTCCGTACAGACGTCTGCACCGGCCTTGTCCCACAGCTCGGAGTTGGCGCCCGTGCGCTTGGGGCACTGCATGCAAGAGCCAACGATGGGGATCAGCTTCGCATCGTCCAGGGCGAACGGGGCCTGGGTGAGGTCGGTCATGTAGTTGCGCTGCGCGAGATCCTTGGCGCTGCGGTGGCTGAGAGGCCCGCCATCGGGTCCGCCTGTGAGTACCTTCTTGGTGTACTCGGTCTGCAGAGCCGGAGTAGGGCGCTGCGCGACGAGCAGGGCCACGCTGCGCTTGAGTACGCCAGCCTTGATCGCCGCGATGGCTTCAGGGCAGAGCGTGAGCAGGCGCAGGCTTTCAAAGACGTGCGTGCGGCTCTTGCGGATCGCGTCGGCCACCGCGTCGCGCGTCAGGCTGAAGTCGTCAACCAGGTGCTGGATGCCGCGTGCCTCGTCCAGGGGGTTGAGGTCTTTGCGGTGCAGGTTCTCAATGAGCTGCATGACCACGGCTGTGGTGTTGTCGGCCTCCCGCACCAGCACGGGCACCTGGCGCAGGCCTGCGATGCGGGCCGCGACAAAGCGGCGCTCGCCCGCGATGATTTCATGCGTAGCGTGGCGGGTGGCTTCGTCCTCGAACGTGTCTTGCAGGCGCTCAGCGGGCAGGCAGCGCACGAGCAGTGGCGTGAGCACGCCGTGCAGCTTCATGGTTGCGGCCATCTCCAGCAAGTCTTCGTCTTCAGCGATGTGCCGGTTGGTCTTGCTGCGCACCAAGCATGTGAGCGGCAGCGTGTTGTTTGCTGGCTGGGCATTGGCCTTGCCCGTGTCCAGCACAGTGAAGTCGGCCATGGGCAGCGTTGCAAGTACTTCGCCGCACTGGATCTGGTACTGCCGCCCGCCTGGGGTCTTGCCGATGATCTCGCCCTCCATGCCCGCCTGGGGGTGGGGCTTGCCGCCCTTGAGGGTGGTGGCGTCGTCGTTGATGCGGGCCTTGCGGCCAATGAGTGGGTCTTTGGTGGCCATGGTCACGCCGAGGTTTTGTTGAAGGCGGTGCGGCTGGGCAGTGCGTAGGCATCTGCCGAGCCTCTGCGGTGCGGGTTGGTGCGCAGCTCGGGGCAGGTGTAGGGCGCACCGCCCACCACCGTGCTGTTGCGCACGGGCTTGTCCCAGGTGGCTACTTCCAGGCGCTCGTCCATGCGGCGCTGGGCCTCACGCACCTGGGCGCTGGTGGTCTTGTCGATGGGCTGCAGGCCGTTCGTGCGCAGCGCGGGCGGTGGCCCGTGGATGAGGTGGACGCCTGTGGTGTTGGGTTTGGTCAGGCGCAGAGTGTCTGCCGCTGGGGAGATTGGGCGCCGCTTCATGCTGGGATCTCCACTCGCACGCCTGGGATGCGCCATTGCCGTTCAGCCCAGCCACCCAGCACCAGCTGCTGCAGGTGGCGCATGTCGTGGTCGTTTTCGATGACCAGATTGGGGGCAAAGCCTTCACCGCTCACCTCGCTCACATGCGCGGCGCTGCCCACTTCACAGCCCGGGCGCTTGATTTGCCAGATCTGCCCGCCAAGGGCGCGCACGAGGCGGGCTTCGTCGTCAAAGCGCACATCCGTAATGACGATGAGCCGGGTGCCCAATGTCTCGTGCATGTAGCAGATGCGCTGAGCTGCCTTGCTGACCCAGTAGCCAGGCTGTGCGGCGCGGCGGTACTCGGTGCCCCACCATTGCATGATCTGGCGCGGGCTCCGTGGCGCGTTCAGGAACTCTGAACTCATGCTGAAAACCGGGTGCTGGTTCAGTATGAGTACGCGGCCCACGAACGCCGTATCAAGGCAGCGAGACAGCGCAAGGGCGCTCATGGGGTGCTCTTTTGTCTCGCGGCGTGTGAGGAACACCTGCTCGATGCTGAAGGCGTCAGAGATCTCGCAGCGCAGGGCGTCTGCAAATGCCAGCTTGCGGGCGTTGCAGTGCGTAGCCAGCAGGTCGGCCACAGTGTCTTTGCCGCTGCCGATGGGGCCCGTCAGGCCGATGATGGTGGTGGATTCGTTCATTCCAGGTCCTTTCGGGTGGATGGGGCTTGATAGGGCAGGCCGATGTGTGCGGCGTCGCAGTCGAGGCGGCGGGCGCGAAAGCGTGGGTTGGTTGCGTCCAGCTCGGCCACCTGGCCGCGCAGGCTGCGGGCCAGGGCGTTGGCCGCGAAGTGGCTAGCAGGGCTACCGTTGGGGTAGACGTGGCGGGCCACAACGTGCTGGCCCGATTCGGAGTCGGTCAGGTGCACGTCGAGCACAGGCAGGCCAGCCCTGGTGGTGCCGCAGATCGCCGACGTGACCGGGCCGCGTATGCGCAGCTGCAGGGCGCCGGTCATTGCTTGCCCCGTGGCCGCTTGCGGCGCTCGCGCAGGGCCATGTCCATGTGCGTGGCTGCTGAGGTGCGCACGTGGTTGCAGTCGAAGCTCCACCAGTTGCGCAGGTATGTCAGCAAGAAAACAAAGATGCGCATGGCTACACCCCCAGGGCAATGCGGGTGATGACGCCAGCGGCGGTGCCCAGCAGCGCCAGGCACAGCGCACCCAGGGATATGCGCACGGCCACGCGAAGGCCGCGTTTGTTGGCGCGGCGTGGCTTCAGGTGGATGAGCTGGATGGGGGCGCTCATGGCTTGTCCCCTGCTGCGTCGAACACCGAGTGCACAATGCGCCGCGTTTCGTGTGTGCCAAGGGCCTTGCTGAACGCCGCGCTTAGCTCCTGGGTTTGCGTAGGGGTGAGCACCTTCACGCGCAGCCCATCGTGGAATACCTGCGCGAAGATGCTGCCGCCTTCTTCCAGGTGCTTTTGCTCAAGCTCTTCGATCACCTTGCGCTGCTGTGGCGAGGTGATGATGGTGGTCGAGGACTGTTGGGGGCGCTTCATCGTTTTGGCCCCGCTGTGATGCTGCGGTTGTTGGGAAAGCGGCTGAACGCTTTGTCCATGACTGCACCGGTGCTACTGCTGAGCATCGTGTGCTCTTTGCCGTCAACCTTCACGATGAAGAAGCGTCTGTCGCCCAGATTCGGGCAGGGGTTGGCGCTGCCCGATGTGAAGTAGATGACTTGGCCGCTGGTGCTATTGCGCATGTGCAGCCTCCCCATATTGAGCGGGCGAGTACTGGTGCTTGGCTTGCACTTGCACCATCTGCTCATCCCAGCCGGGCTGGTTGAGTCGCAGCTTTACTTGAATGCCCTCTATCCCGGGCCGTCGGTTGTGTAGGTAGTGGGTCAGATCAATGATCCGATCACCGAGCATGTAGTGGGGTGGCGTGCGGCCCGCCTGCGTCATGTTGTTCTCGATCATCAGCACCGTCAGGCCCGGCCACTCCTCGGCTACGCGCTCGGGGTTGCCCCCGAAGATGCCCTCAAATTCATAGGTCTCCATGCGAGTACCCACGCCGCCCAGCTTTTGGATGGCTGCGATGCAGGCCTGGGCGTACCTTGTTTTGCCGCACGCTTGGGGGCCGATGAGGTGCCACACCACGTATGGGGCAGGGTTTCGGGCTCCGAAAACGGCAAGGCCTGAGGCTGTCGCCTTCAGCTCTTGATCGAGTAGCCCGCGTGTCTGCAGGGCTCGACGGGTAGCGGCATGTTTGAGGGGGCCACCGGTCAGGCCCTGGATGCTGGGCTGGCGGGTGATGATGTTGCGCAGCATGGCGCGCATCGCTGGCGAGAGGCGTTGGGCGGTCATGCGGCACTGCCTTCCAGCACCTTGCCGACATGAGCCTGCAGCAGCGCCAACTCCAGCCGTGCGCGCACGCGGGGCGTGCAGAAGAAGTCCACGTCGGCCAGGGCCACGTGCTTGGTGCCCTCGCAGCCCCATTCGCACTCGAACAGCGCGGTGTCATCGTCCGCGTCGCCCTGCTTGATCAGCTCGCGGGCCTCTGTGATGTTGTGAATGAAGCCGCTATCGCACCAGCTGGTGGTGTCGATGTTCCAGGCCAGGGCCAGCAGGGCCTCAAGGTGTACGTCTGGACGCTTGCCTGTAGGGCAGTCGAAGAAAACCCAGCGCTCTTGCAGCGGGCAGTCGCGCTTGCACATCGAATCGGGCAGCGAGACGATGGCTCGGTATAGGCGACCGTGCGCTTGGTAGTGGGCGGGGAAGGGTTGGCCTGCGGGTGGCCGGGGTGTGTTGGCTTGCTTTGCGAGGCTGCTGCAAGCTGTACCGATGAATGACATGAAACCTCCATCGCCCGGGGTGGGCGTGGAGGCAGTATAGCAAAGCTATCTCAATTGACAAGCATCGCTATCCTATGTGAGCGTTTAAGGTGTTGGGCAGGCGCTTCTCGCGGCTTTGTAGTTGTCGATGTGTGGTTTTGCTTCGTCAAACTTCGACGCCGCGATGACGTTGCCCAGCTTGCCTGTATTTGCCATGAAATCTAGATAGCCCTCCAGCATGAGTTCCATGCCCTTGATCAGTTCGGTCTTGCCCGCAGCCAAGCATGGCGGGACGGTGAGGGCCGTTGCGTCTCGCTTGATGGCTTGGAGATTAGCGATAGGGGTTGAGAGAGACATGCGCGATGTGCTGGTGGCAATGGTGACTGCATCGTCCCATCGAGACATCACGTCATCTGCACTCTTGAGTGCTGTAGATAGGATGTCCTTGGCCTTTGCCTCTTCTGCGGCTTTCTTGAGGGCTTCGCGCTCCTGGTCGGCGCGGTTTTGTTGAGCCTTCAAGTCGGCTTCGCGCTGTGCCTGCTGTGTGGTCGCAGCTTTGCGCGATTCGTTTTTGTACACCGTGAGCCCGATACCGAGCACTAGCAACACGGCAATGATCAACAGTGTTTTGCCTGTTTGATTTTCATGTTTCCTCTGCATTCGCCCCTCCACGGCTATGAAACTTTGGAAAAGGGATTATCTGAGCAGAAGGTCGTGTCAGGCTCCTTGAATCTTTCCCCGCTTGCTGGCTTCGATGTACATGCCCCTGACTATGGCGTCGATTTCAGCCCGTGACTCGGGGCTGATGATTGCGTATTCCGCTGGGGTTAGGCTGCTGAACGGCCATGCGCTGCGTGGCGCTGGGGCTTCTGTCGCGCGGCTGATCGGTATGGGCGCGTTGGCGTGTGAATCACCGTTTGGCTCCCGCAGATAGCTGGCGGGCAGGACGAGCGAGCTGGTCTCGCGGACGACGTCGGCCAAGCGAGGGCTGAAGGCATCGATCTTCACTTTCAGTGCCTTGGCGAGTTTGGCTGCGGCTTCAAGGTTGAGCGGACGGTGGCCGCTGACGATCTGCCAGAGGAACCCTTTGGAGCCAACCCCTGCCGCTGCGGCAAGCGTCTGCTGGCTGAACTCACTGGCGTCAATCAGTCGGCGCAGTGCTTCCCCCTCCGAAGTTCGGATGTGATCGGGGACAACTTCTTTCGTGCTCTCAGCCATGGACAGCAATGCTATTCATGCAATTGGATAGCATGGCTTGCCGTTTAACGAATAGCAACGCTATACTGCAAGCCCTATGAGCAAACTCAAAGCCTATTTCAGCGCGGAACGCGGTCGTGCTACAGCCATGGCAAGGGGCTGCGAAGCATCGGTTGCATTCTTGAGGGCGATTGCCGATGGCAAGCGTCCATGTCCCCACAAGCTGGCCGTCAAGATCGAGACGTTCACGCAAGGCGAGGTGTCTCGCCGCGACCTTTTCCCCGACGACTGGCATGAAAACTGGCCTGAGCTGGTCGAGGTCTATGCGCGAGCGGACGCCGAGGTGCTGGAGGATGCCGCCCATGCGTAGCACCACCCGCCGCCGCCTGGCGCAGTGCGCCAGTTGCACCGAGGCCGCTGTTGCGCAGCGACTGGCGGATGCTTTCGCCGGCTGGTGCGCCTCGCGGTGCCGGTACGTGGATGCCGTTATGGGGCCTTCACCGCAGCCTTGTGCAGGTCGATCAGGATGGTTTCCAGGGCTGTCTCGCCCGACTTTTCGGCAGCCTTCGCCATTGCCGCCAAGTCTTTGGCAAACGCTTGTTGCTCTTGTGGCGGCAGTCTGCGCACGGTTGCAAAGACCAGCGCGCCGAGGGCGCTGACGATGGCATTCGCTGTTTCGGCTGTCAGCGACTGGGTGTTGTCGTTCGATGCGCTCATGTGTTCCTTCAATTCCTTCAATGGTTCTTTTCGATTCAAGGGCGTAAGCGGCCCCTGGGTCATTTTCCGCCACGTGGCCGCTCTCAGCGGTAGCTGTGCTCTCCGTTCCTTCCTTCCTCCCTCCTTGGGTGGCGCGGCTGGCGGCTTTTTCTTCCTGGGGTTGGTTCGTGTGGGGCATGGCTCCATTTTTGACGCCCCCATTTGATAACCAGTGATATCGGGTGATAACAGATGAAATCAGCAGTTATCAAGCGCCTGCCAGCGGGCGCCGCCAGCAATGAGCAGCAGCTCACTTTGTCATTTGAGCCGGGCATCAGCGACCGCTATGGCTCGTTGCGCGAGTGCATTGCCACGGGCGTGTACCAGCGCGGGCTCAAGCGCGTGTCCATCGATCTGGACCAGGCGCCCAGCAATTTGAGCGTGCAGCTCAGCGACGATCCGTCGCGGCACTTCAGCGTGGACAACCTGGAGCGCTATGTGGCGCACACGGGCGATCTTGTACCCATCTATTACTTGGTGGAGAAGTTCATCAAGCCCCGCGACGGGCGCCAAGAGGCTGCGTTGTCACAGTTGCCTGCTGTGGCGGAGCAGCTGCAGGCCCTGCTGAAGCAAGCGGGGATGGCTTGAGCGTGGATAACGAGCAGCAGGTTCTCTTGCAGATGGCCCAGTTTGGTATCGAGCTGCGCCAGGGCCGCGATCTGCCCTTGAAGCTGAACACGAAGAAGAGCGTGACATGCGGCAAGGGTGGCAAGGATTGGTACAAGCTCTACACCTTTGAGCGCGACCGCGCCAAAGGCGGCGGGGTGTACATCGTTGGCACCTTTGGCACCTATCGGCACGGTGGGGCCTCGCAAAAGGTTGATGTCGAGTGGGCGCCCCTCTCCCCCGAGGAGCGCGCACGCCGGGCAGAGGAGCTGCGCGCGCAACGCGCTAAGGCAGCAGCCGAGCGGAAGGCAGAGGTTGCTAACGCAATGGCAGAGGCTATTGATGTGTGGCGCCGGGGTGTGAAGGATGGCCACTCGCCCTACCTGGAGCGCAAGGGCGTGAAGGGCGAGGCCTGCCGCTATCTGGCCGAGCCCTTTGTGCTGCGCTGGACGGGTGAGCCGGGCGAGGATGACACAGTGGTGTTCCTGCCCTCGGGCACGGTGTTGGTGCCGCTGCTGCGGTACGACTTGCCCCGTGAGGAGGCGCTGCGGTCGCTCCAGTTCATTCGGCCCGATGGGGCCAAGATTTATCAGCGGGGGATGGATAAGCCCGGATGCTGCCTGCGCCTGGGCGAAGTCAATGCCGATGCGACTCCGCTTCTGTTGGTGGTGGAGGGGTATGCCACCGGGCTGACGGCCCGGGCGGCTATCGACGGCAAGTACCCGGTGTTTGTGGCCCTGGACGCTGGCAACTTGGCGCACGTGGTGCCGTTGCTGCGCAAGCTGTACCCCTTCACCCGCATCCTTATCCTGGCCGACGACGACTGGATGACCCGTGACAAGGTGTCGGGCGAGTTGACGAACCCAGGCCGTTATGCCGCAAGGGCTGTGGCCCGCAAGGTTGAGGGGGCAGATTTGGTGTGGCCCATCTTCAAGCACGCGACCCGGCAGGAAAAGGACACCGACTTCAACGATCTGCAGGCGCGCGAGGGCCTTGATGCTGTGCGCAAGCAGCTGTCTGGCGTCGTCACGATGATGGCGAGGCGCTATGGCTGAGACAACGCCAGACAGCGGGCCACTGGGCGGGGCGGTAGAGCCCGCACCGACTGCAAGCGAAGCATTGCAGTCGCACGTTGCCCCCGGCGCGCAAGCGCCGCACGATAGCTCTGTCGTTCGCGTCGACTTTGGCGCAGGCAAGGGGCAGGGCGGTGAAAGCGCGTCTGCAACCGGGGCCGAAGGCCCTGTCTCGCCCGCTCCCCCCCTCCCCCAAAGTAGCGCAGCTGCGCGCATGTCGGGGGATGGGGGTGGTGACCTCGGTGGCGATTCTGAGCCGCCAGATGACGCTGGCGACGATGGCAAGCCGGTGCAGGGCCGCAAGAAGGAAAAGACCATCGACTGGGGGAAGTTCAACCACCTGGTCGAGCACTTTGTGCTGATCTACGGCACGGACACAGTGTGGGACGGGTCTGAGCGCCTGCAGATGAAGATCGCCAACATGGGCCACGCCCATGGCGCCGATATGGTTCGCATGTGGAAGACCAGCGAACGGCGGCGCACTGTGCGGCTGGATGACGTGGTGTTTGACCCCACTATGAAGTGCGACCCAGAGACAACCGTCAATCTCTACGACGGTATGGCCATGGTGCCCAAAGAAGGCAATGTGGACCCGATCCTTGACCTGGTGCGCTATCTCACCAGCCGCGCGGCAGAGTACGAGGCAGAGTGCGACGAGATCATGCATTGGCTGCTGTGCTGGCTGGCTTACCCCCTGCAGCACCCCGGCGCCAAGCTGCGCACAGCGGTGGTGATGCATGGGGATGAGGGCGCCGGTAAGAACCTCCTGTTCGACATCATGGTGGACATCTACGGGAAGTATGGCGCCCTGGTCGGCCAGGATGAGCTGGAAGACAAGTTCAACGACTGGCGCAGCTGCAAGATGTTTGTTGTGGGCGATGAGGTGTCAAGCCGCGCTGAGCTGGTGCACAACAAGAACCGGCTGAAGGCGCTGATCACTTCGCCCACGGTGCAGATCAACCCGAAGAACCTGGCTCGGCGGGAAGAGAAGAACCAGATGAATATCGTGTTCCTCTCGAATGAGCTGCAGCCGCTCGCACTGGACAACTCTGACCGGCGCTATCTGGTGGTGTACACGCCCCGGGCCAAAGACCCTGAGTACTACCGCAGCCTGGGCGAGTGGCGTGACAGCGGGGGCGCAGAGGCGTTTTATCACTTCCTGCTGACATACCCGCTGGATGGCTTCCACCCTTACTCGCCCGCCCCAATGACTGCGGCGAAGGTGGCGCTGATCGAGATCAACCGCAAGAGCCCTGAGCAGTTTTGGGCTGAATGGTCTGCTGGTGAGCTGGATCTGCCCTACCAGGCCTGTGCGGTGGATCAGGCGTATTCGGCCTACCTGAAGTGGTGCCAGCGCACGGGTGACCGCTACCCATTCAAGCGCAACCAGTTCACGCCCACGCTGACCCGGTTCTCCGAGGGGCAGGGCAAGCAAGCCCGTACCAAGGCGATGAACGTCACCAAGCCCGGCGAAGCGAAGAAGACCACCCGAATGCTGCTGGTGTCTGAGCCGGTGCTGCGCAAGCCCGATGCCGGGCCTGACGACGTAGCTATGACGGAAGGGGAGTGGGCCAGCAGCTCGGTCAGTGACTTCGCAATTGCACTGCGCAAGTACATCGGCTATGGCTCGGGCTCCCCCTCCCACGATGGCAGTGATGCAGATGGAGGTGATGCATGAGCGCCCACGGAGTTACACGGTTACGCATGCGCGTAACGCTGAAAGCTAGCACTGGCGCGGGTAGTTACGCGATTACGCAGTTACGCGACACATGCGTGTGCGTATGTGTGCAGGCATGCAGGCGGGCGCATGTGTGCGTGCATACATGTGTGTGCGTGTGCAGCGTAACCGCGTAATCGCGTAACTCGCTAGGCGTGGCGCGGGTTGTGGTGTTACGCGTGCGCATAACCGCGTAACTCGGTTTGTTCTTTTTGAAAGAAGAAAGGAAAAGGAAATGGGAATGGAATGGTTCAAGCAAGGTCGGGCTGCTGCTGGTTGGAAAGCCCAGACCACCGTGGGGCCCCACCCCCCAGTAGGTACTCCCGGAGCACTTCCCCGTGGGGGTAATTCGACCCCCGTGCGCGCGCTAGTCGTTGGCGCTGGGAAAAGTCCGGGATTTAGTCCGGTTTCGGGGGCGTAGTCCGATGGCAGTCCGGCTTTTGAGCAAGGCAGCCTATGCGCGGCATCGCGGGTGCGATGAGAAGGCGGTGCGCAAGGCTATCGCCGAGGGGCGAATCAGCACCATCGACGGGAAGATCGACCCCGATGTCGCGGACATCCAGTGGGCTAAGAACACCCGCGCCCGCGCCGATAGCAAGCGCACGGCGGGGGGCGATGCAATTGACGCCGGGTCCCCCTTGCTCGATGGCGAAACGCGCTCCAGCGGCCCGGATTCCGCGCCCGGTGCGCCAGCAAGCCCGGGATATGCCGACTACCGAGCAATGCGCGAGAAGGCCGACGCCGAAATGGCCGTGCGCGCAAACCTCAGAGACCAAGGCTTGCTGGTCGGGCGCGCTGACGTCCAGCGCGGCATCTTCGATGCGGTGCGCGCCTTCCGCGATGCCGTGATGGTCATCGGCCAGCGTGCCGCACCTCGATGCATCGGACTTGCCGACTCCCGTGAGATCGAGCACGTCATCGTTGATGAAACCCGCAAGGCGCTGGAGGGCTTCGAGGCCCGCATGGCTGCGCTTTTGCCCAACAAGGAAACTACCTGATGCAGAACCCTCAATTCATCCTGGGCCTGGACGATGAGCTGCTGGTCGATGAGTTCGCCTGCGGCGGCGGAATGTCCGAAGCCATCGAGCAGGCCACTGGTCGCCATGTCGATATCGCCGTCAACCACGATGAAGACGCCTGCAGCATGCACGCGGCCAATCATCCCCAGACCGAGCACCACTGGAAGGATGTGTTCGAGGTATGTCCGCGCCGGGCTACCAAGGGCCGCGCCGTTGGGTTGTTGCACCTCTCGCCCGATTGCACCCACCACAGTCAGGCCCGGGGCGGCCAGCCGCGCAGCAAAAAGCTGCGCGGCCTGGCCTGGATCGGGGTGCGATGGGCTGGAGTGAAGCGCCCGCGCATCATCACGCTGGAGAACGTCAAGCAGATCCTCCAGTGGGGTCCGCTGATTGCCAAGCGCTGCCCGAAGACGGGCCGGGTTGTGAAGCTCGACGGCACCGTGGCCGCCGATGGGGAGCGCGTGCCAGTACAGCAGCAGCACCTGGTGCCAGACCCTCGGCACGCGGGCCGCACCTGGCGTGCGTTTGTGCGGGCGCTGGAGCGCCTGGGCTACGCTGTCGAGGCCCGTGTGCTGTGCGCTGCCGACTACGGCGCTCCCACCACCCGCAGCCGCCTGTTCATGGTGGCCCGCTGCGACGGTGCCCCAATCGTCTGGCCCGACCCGACCCACTTCAAGAACCCAGCCAAGGGTCAGAAGCGCTGGCGCTCTGCCGCTGAGTGCATCGACTGGAGCATCCCAGGCAAAAGCATCTTTGAGCGCGACAAGCCGCTTGCCGACGCCACGCTGCGCCGGGTCGCACACGGCATGAAGCGGTACGTCCTGGACAGCGCCGACCCGTTCATCGTGCAGATCGCCAACTGGTCGCGCGATGGTGTCACCAGTGCCCGCGACCCGCTCTCAACCGTCACAGCCTGGCCGCGCGGTGGGTCGCATGCGGTGGTAGCCCCGGTGATGGTCCAAGCAGGCCACGGCCAGGGAACCCCCGATGCCCCCCGCTGGAGCCATGGCAACAAGAGTGTGCGCGACCCCGTGGGCACGGTCACTGCCAGCGGCGGCGGCCAGGCCGTGGCCCTTGGCACGCTGGTGCAGATGGGCTACGGCGAACGCGAAGGCCAGGCGCCGCGCGCCCTCGATGCGCGCCAGCCCTTGGGCACCGTGGTGGGGGCTGGAAAATTCGCCGCCGTCACTGCGTTTGTCGAGCAGGCCAATGGCGGCTTCAATGCCACCCCGGCCCGCGATGCGCGTGATCCCCTTTCCACAAGCACCGCCACGGGATCGCAGCAGCGCGTGGTGACAGCTCACCTCGCCACCCTGCGCCAGAACTGTGTTGGACAAGACGCCCGCGACCCTGTTCCAACAATGACTGCGGGCGGGGAACACCACGCGCTGATCGAGTACACGCTGTCAGCAGAGGCAGAAGAGGGCGCCCTGCGCTGCGCAGCTTTCCTGATCCGCTACTACGGTCAGGGGGGGCAACTGGGCGACATGCGCGAACCGATGGCTACCAGTACCACAAAGGATCGACTCGCCCTGGTGACAGTCTGGCTGCGGGGAACGCCCTATGTGATCGTGGATATTCAATTGCGCATGCTCACGCCCCGCGAGCTGTACAACGCCAACGGCTTTCCAAAGACATACATCATCGACCGGGGCCACGATGGGCGCGTCTTCAGCAAGTCCACCCAGGTTCGCATGTGTGGCAACGCTGTGCCACCGCCTCTGGGGCGTGCGGTGATCGAAGCGAACTGGAACAGCAAGGTTCCGATGAGGAAGGCCGCATGAACCTGGCAGACGGTCACGAACTCGTCATTCGCGCCGCCATCGAGGCAGCGCGCCCCGACCCCGAGCTGCGCGTGGACGAATGGGCCGAGAAGTTCATGGTTTTGCCCAAGAGCGGCCCCCAGCCCGGGCCGTTTCGCTTCGACCGCAGCTACCCGGCGCGGCGTGTGCATCAGGTGTTGTCCCCCAGTCATCCCTGCAAGCGGGTGGTGGCAAAGGTGGCCTCGCAAATGTTCAAGACGCAGACCGCTTTGAACTGGATCGGCGCGCTGATGCACCGTAGGCCACGCAACATCCTGGCACTGGAACCCACCGACACCCTGGTCAAGCGGTTCTCGGCCCGGGTCAGCACCATGATCCGCAACGTGCCCGAGTTGCGCGAGCGTGTGGCTGCAGCCAAAAGCCGCGACAGCCGCAACACCGTGCAGGCCAAGGACTTCCTCGGCGACGCCACCTTGTACATGAACACTTCGGGCTCTGCGGCCAATCTGGCCGAGGTCTCTGCGCCCTACATCTACGGGGACGAGATCGACAGCATGGAGCTGAATGTCGATGGCGAAGGCGATCCGGTCGATCTAGCCGAGGCGCGCGCTACGCAGTACGCCAATGACTGCAAATTTTTCTACACCAGCAGCCCCAAGACCGAAGGCTTTAGCAAGATCGACGAGTTGTTTGCCATGGGTACGCAAGAGCAGTACCACGTGCCGTGCCCGCACTGCAGCCACCTGCATGTGCTGGAACTTGCCAACTTCCATTTCCAGCGTGACCCGGATACAGGCTACATGGACCGCGCCTGGTTTGTGTGCCCCGAATGCGGTAGCGAGATTGATGAGCACCACAAGACCATGATGCTGCGCGACGTGGAGGCCGGAGGCCTAGCGCGCTGGGTGGCTACGTCGAAGGGCGATGGTACGACTATTAGCTTCACCATGTCGGCGTTCTACATGCCCGTGGGCGCCATCACTTGGCTGGACCTTGCTCGCCAATACGCTAATGCAAAAAATCGACTGGCACGCGGTGATCATGACGGCATGATGGTGTTCTACAACACCCGCCTGGGCTTGAGCTACAAGAACAGCGAATCTACAACCACCGCCAAGCAACTGCAGGACCGGGCCGAAGCCAACCCGCCCCGCGTCATCCCTGCTCAGGCCCTGGTGGTCACGATGGCAACCGACACCCAAGATACCCGACTGGAGGTGCAGCTCGAAGCCTGGGGCCCTGGCATGGAGCACTGGGTGCTCGACTACATCGTGCTGCCTGGACTGCCCTCGGATTCGCCCGAGGACCCCAATAGTGTGTGGGCGCGGCTGGACGAAATCCGGCGCACTCCATTGCTGCATGCCAGTGGACGCGCCATCAAGATCAGCGCCGACAGCATTGACGCGGGCGGTCACCACACGCAGGACGTTTACAACTACGGTGCCGCCCGCGCGCACTTGGGCTGCACGGTGATTGGCGGCTCACCACGGCCCAACAGGCCCATCATCAGCAACTCGCCCAGCAAGGTGGACATCGACTGGGGCGGCGCCAAGCGACCGGGCGGGGTAGAGCGCTGGATGGTGGGTACTGATGTGGCGAAGGACCATCTGTTCAACCGCTTTCACTTGGTCGAAGGGCCAGGGGCAATGCACTTTCACGACAAGCTGCCGACAGAGTGGTTTGAAGGCCTCGTGGTGGAGCAGCCGCGTACAAGGCACGTCAAGGGGCGGGCCGTGCGTGAGTGGATCAAACCCAACGGCGCCCGTAATGAGCCGCTCGACCTGTCCGTTTACAACCTTGCCACTGCCTACCGCCTGGGACTGCACAAGTGGAGCGCACTCGACTGGCAGAGGCTGCGCGACAAGCTCATCCCGCCCACTGGCGATCTGTTCGCGCCACCTGCTGCGCCTGCATTGCCACCCCCGGCACCCGTTGCGACCGTCGCAGCCACCGTCCAGACGTCTGTACGGTCTGCCGAAGCGCCAGCACAACCGCCGCCCACACCTGTTTCCAGCCCTGCACCAGCACCCGCGCCGATCATCAATCGCGCCCCACCAGGGGGGCGCCGTATTCTTTCAAGGGGGATTTCATGACAGACAACAACCACTACGACACCGAAGCCATGCGCCTTGCAGCCCCCGCGCCGCAGCAGCACGGCCCCGAGGCGCCGCCCGAGCTGAGCGAGGAGCAGCGCGATCTCGATGACCTGTGCGAACGGTGGGTTAACTGGAAGGCCACGCGCCGCCTGTTCGGCCCGCCACCCACGATGGGCAGTGTGCTGGGCCAGCTCAGCGGCACACGCACCCGCCCGCTCAAGCAGGGCGGGCCTGACGCCATCTGCAGTGCGGAACTTGCCGCATTGCACGTTGCCTACACCTGCCAGCCCGACGCGCTCGACAAACGGGTGTTTGACCTGTACTACATCCACCGCGTGGCCCCCATCAAGGCGGCGGCTGCAGCGCTTGGCATCGGGCGCCAGCACTTCTATGCGGTGCTGGGAGACTTCCGCAAGCGCATACACGCAGCATCGAAGCACATCCTGGCCGAAGAAGAAGGGCGGCTGTCTAACATGCAGCACGCACGGGCGGCACGTAGCGCACTGGAGGAGTGAGCGTCAAGCGCTTTTTTGTCGCCTGTGGAGGCGACACTTTAGCGCTCGACGGCACCCGACAAAATGGCCCAAAATTCACCCTAAATCAGGTAAGTCTCAAAAGTCCGTCACCTGTTACCAACACCCCACCGCAGCAAGCGCAAGTGGTATCGCCCCCGGTCTCCGCAAGGAGCCGGGGGTTTTGTTTTGGAGTTTCAGAAACCCATGTTGACCATCCGCCGCAGCGGCCCCACGCTCGCAGAAATCGCCGCCGATATGCGCAGCGTGCCTGTCCGCATGGTGCCCTATGCCGCCGCTACGGCGCTCACCCGCTGTGCCCAGTACGCGCAACGCACCGAGCTGCCCGCAGAAATGCGCCGGGTGTTCTCCAGCCCTGTGGCCTACACCCTCAACTCGCTGCGCATTGAGCCAGCGACCAAGGACGCATTGAGTGCCCGGGTGATGGTCAAGGACACAGGCACCGGCAGTGGCGTGGCGCAAGAAAAGTTCCTGCAGCCTGAAGTGGAAGGTGGCGTTCGCGGCCACAAGCGCATGGAAAACGCCATGCGTTACAGCGGTGTGCTGCGTGGCGATCAGTACGCTATGCCAGGGGCGGGTTTGTCACTGGACGCCAACGGCAACGTTAAAGGCGCAGAGGTACGAACCATCCTTAATTCCCTGAAGGGGATTCGGGGTGGCGTTGGGGCCAAGGGGCAACGTGCAGGCCGGGGTAGCAAACTCGCCAACGACCTGTTCGTCGGCAAGCCCAATGGTGGCAACCGCCCAGACGGCATTTGGCGCCGCGAGGGCAAGCGCATTCGCGCGCTGTTCGTTTTCACTTCGGACGCTCCTAACTACAGCAGCCGCTTCGACTTCTCTGGCGTGGTGCAACGTGTGGCGCTGGAGCGCTTTCGTCCTGAGTTTGAAAAAGCTGTGGCTGCAATGCAGTCGCGCGGGGGGTCTTGGGCATGAGCACACTCACCATCGAGCAGTGGCGCGAGCGCCTGGCTGGCTACATCGCTTCCGAAAAGCGCATCCTTGAATCGCAGGAATATGCAGTGGGGCAGGGCGGCACCGCCCGCCGTAACCGCCGCGCGGACCTGGATGCGGTTCAGGCAGGCATTCGCGAGTGCAACTCCGAGATCGCCAAGCTCGAAACGGCGGCCAATCCTCAAGTCCGACGCGTGTTTCGCCTGCGTCCCTTCTAAGCCATGAGAGTTCATCCAATTGACCGCGCTATTGCAGCGGTAGCGCCAGCCTGGGCGGCCAAACGCGTGCAGGCCCGCGTGCAGCTTGCTGCTGTGTCGGCGTTGCCAGATCCCACCGCTGTGCAAGCGTCCGACGACAGCACGGGCGGCAACGCTCCCGGCTTCGCGCGCCGCTTCTGGAACGCCGTGGCCCGCGATGCCCGCAGCGACACTCTGCGCAAGCTGCCCACGCAGCGCGCCCAGTCGCGCGAACTGGCGCGCACCTCGCCCATTGCAGTGGGGGCCATCAACACCAACATCGACCGCGTGGTCGGCACGGGCCTGGCGTTGAGCATGCAGCCCGCGCTGAAAGTGCTGGGATGGACGCCTGAGCAAGCCATCGAGTGGAAAGCGCTGGTACAGCGTGAGTTCAGCCTCTGGGCTGACAGCACTGACTGCGATATCGAGCAGCAACTCAATTTTTACCAGCTCCAGGCCTTGGTGTTGCGCGCTACGCTGGAAAGCGGCGATTGCTTCACCCTGCTGCCCGATGGCGACCGCACTGCCACCCAGCCCTATGCCCTTCGCTTGCAGGTGCTGGAGGCCGAGCGCGTGGGCAACCCGCTGGGTCAGATGGACACAGCAACCATGGCGGGCGGCGTCAAGCTCACCCCCAGCGGCGCACCGCTGGCGTACCACCTCTACGACCAGCACCCCGGCAGCTACCTGCCCGCAGCGGGCAGCAGCATTTTTGCCGGGCAGTGGGTAGAGCGCCTGGGCCGCAGTGGCCGCCGCCGCATGCTGCACCACTTCCGCAAGTTGCGGCCAGGCATGCCACGCGGTGTGCCGTACCTGGCCCCTATCATCGACTGCGTCAAGCAGATCTCGCGCTACACCGAAGCCGAGATCATGGCCGCAGTCATCACGGCCTACCTAACCGTATTCATCGAAACGCCCAATGGCAACGCCGCGCCCGTTTTTGACGGTCAGGCCGCTGTGGCGCAGCAACAGGACGTCGGACTGGGTATGGGAAGCGTGGTGGGCCTGGCACCGGGTGAAACGGCCAAGATGGTCAACCCCGGCCGCCCCAACCCCAACTTTGGCCCCTTCATCGACGCTGTTGTCAAGCAGATGGGCATCGCTCTGGGCCTGCCCTATGAGCTGCTGGTCAAGCAGTTCAACGCCAGCTACAGCGCCAGCAAGGCCGCGCTGCTCGATGCCTGGGTCTACTTCCGCAGCGTGCGCTACTGGCTTTCGCAGAGCTTCTGTCAGCCGGTGTTTGAGACATGGATGGCCGAGGCCGTCGCCATCGGTCGCGTGCCAGCCCTCGGCTTCTTCAGCGACCCCATCCTGCGCTGGGCATACACGCGTGCAGCCTGGCCCGGCGACAGCATGGGCAGCATCAACCCCAAGGACGAAGTGGCCGCCTACGTGGCCGCTATCGAAGCGCGCTTGCTCACCGGCGAGCGTGCCGAGTGGGAGCTGTTCGGCAGCGACTGGAATGACACCTACGCCCAAAAGCTGATGGAGCACGAGCGCCTGAACAAAGACGGCATGGCCCCAACGCCCAAGGCTGGGGCCGCTGCGCCGCAGCCCGCGCCAAAGCCCGAAGGCAAGCCTGCACCTGACGCACCACCTACCAACGAAGAAGACGCCCAATGAGCAGCAGCGATTTCACACCCCTGGTCGAAGCCCACCATCGTCGCCGCGTGGCGTTCGACCCCACCATCAACCTCGGCCACGTGCTCACTTTTGTTGGCTTCCTGATCACCGGCTTCTCTGCGTACAGCGCACTCGACAAGCGCGTAACGCTTATCGAGTCGCAGTCCGCGACAGTGGTAGAGCGCACGCGTGAGCAGGACTTGCGCCTCAAAGACACCTTGGCTGAGATCAAGGGCGACGTGAAAGAACTGCAGCGCTCGGTGAACGACGTCAACCGCAATCTCAGCAGCACGCCCACGGCGTCGCCCACACGGAAGTGACCCCATGACCTTGCGAGACCTCATCCTCGGCGCCTGGGCCATTGAGCCCGACATGCTGCGCGAGCTGCAGTCCATCTATGCCACGCACCTGCGCGGCGACAAGATCGACATCGCAGCCATCGAAGCCCGCTTGGGGCGTCCACTGGCGCATGAACAGCAGGACTACTCGCTGGAGCCCGGGGGCGTAGCCCTTTTGCGCTTGTCAGGCGTCATGTCGCCAAAGGCCAATCTCTTCATGCGCGTCAGCGGTGGCATCAGCACCCAGCTCGCCAGCCAACAGATCGAAAGCGCGGCTGTAGATCCTCGCGTACGCGGCATCGTCGTTGCGCTCGACACGCCAGGCGGCAACGTGGTGGGCGTGCCCGAGATGGGCGACGCAGTGCTCTGGGCGGCATCGCAAAAGCCGCTGGTTGTACACACCGACAACCAGCTCTGCAGCGCTGGCTACTGGGTAGGAAGTGCCGCCAACGCTATTTACATCAGCGGCCCTATGGTCACTGTGGGCAGCATTGGCGTGGTGGTTGACCGTGAATACGACCCCCAGTCTCGCTACCGCACTGAAAGCATAACGGCAGGCAAATACAAGCGCCTCGCCAATGCAGCCGAGCCGCTGTCTGCCGAAGCCCGCGCCGTGGTGCAGGCCGATGTGGACTATGTGTACACGCTGTTTGTCGACGCCGTAGCCGCCAACCGTGGCGTCTCGGCAGATCAAGTCCTGGAGCACATGGCCGATGGCCGCGTGTTCCGTGGTCAGCAGGCGCAAAACGCTGGGCTCGTGGACGGTGTTTCCACGCTCGACGACTTGCTGCAGGCGATGGCCACAGACCCCGCCCAATTTGCCGCGCGCCGCAAGGCCGTGTTCAAAGCTGCGGCGATCCTTCCGTCCCCAAGCGCCGGTGCCGCGCCCAAAGACACAACCTCAACCCGTGAAAAGGAACCCACCATGCCCGGTGAAAACCAAGCTCCCATCACGCGTGCGTCTTTCGAGCAGGACCACGCGCCACTCTTCGCGCAGTTGCGCGGTGAGTTCACCACCCTCGGCGCTACGCAAGAGCGCGACCGCATCCAGGCTGTACTGGCCGTTGGCGACGGCCTGCCCGGCCACGAGAAGCTGCTCGCCACCCTGGCCTTCGACGGCAAGACCACCGCCGCTGATGCCAGCATGTCCGTGCTCGCCGCTGAAAAGAACCAGCGCGCCGCTGCAGCCAGTGCCCATGCCAGCGATGCGCCGACTGCAGCCAAGCCCAGCGCCACGCCGCCCGATCAGGGCGAAAAGACCAAGGACCAACAGGTCGCTGAAGCCCAGGCTCACGCCAAAGCCAAGGGCATTGATCTGGTGGCCGCCCTCAAGGAACTGGGCTTCGCGCGCTAACGCGCAGGCCCGTCCGTAACCCGCAACGAACAGGAGAACACAGCCATGTCTGGCAACTTCCCCCTTCTCACACTCACCGTCGCCGCAGCTGGTCTGCTGGAGGCCAATCGCTTCATCACCCAGGCGGGGGCCTATCCGGCAGCAGGTGCCGCTGCTTTCGGCGTCACGCGCACCAGCGCTGCGGCTGCAGGCGATCTCGTGCCTGCGGATGTGCAGGGCACTACCACCGTGGAGACCGGTGCCGCCGTGACCAAAGACGCAGCCCTCATGGTCGATGCCGCTGGCCGCGTGGTGCCGCTCACCGTGGGCAGCAAGTCCCCTGTGGCCCGTGCGCTGGAGCCCGCTGGCGCAGCTGGTGCCCTCATTGAGGTGCTGCTGGTCCCCAGCGCGGGCCTCGTTTCGCCAGCGTCCTGACCGGCGCGCCCCTCCATTCTCAACTTCAGGAGCATCCTCATGCCTCAACAAACTCCAGGCCAAGCTCGGTCCGTTGACGCCATCCTCACCGCTGTTGCGCGCGGATACCGCAGTCCCAAGGCGGCCGTTGCCAACGTGCTGTTTCCGATCATCCCAGTCGGCCTGCGTGGTGGCCGCATCATCAGCTTTGGCCCTGACGATTTCAAGCTGGTGAGCACCGCTCGCGCCCCTGGCGCCAACACGAAGCGCGTGCAGTTTGGCTATGCAAGCGAACCTTATGCGCTGGTTGATCACCGCCTCGAAGGTGTTGCGCCCAACGAAATCACCGAAGAAGCGCAAAACGGTCCGGGCATTGACGCATCCAGCAATGCTGTTCGCCGCGTGCAGAACACCATGGCTCTGGAGCGCGAAAAGCTCGCCGCCGATCTGGCGCGTGATGAAGCCCGCTACAGCGCGTCGAACAAGGAAACATTGAGCGGCACAAGCCAGTGGAGCAACGCGGGCAGCGATCCGTTCACTGACATCATGGACGGCAAGGAAATCATCCGCTCCAAAACAGGTGAGCGTCCCAATGTGCTGACGTTGGGCCCAAAGGTGCTCACATCGCTCCGCACCCACCCCAAGGTGCTTGATCGCCTCTCTACTTCCACCGACCGCCCACCAGCAACCATCCAGCAGCTGCAAGCCCTTTTTGAGCTGCAGCAGATCGTGGAAGGCGAAGCCGTTTATCACGACGGCACGCAGTTCCTGGACGTGTGGGGCAAAGACGCCATCTTGGCCTTCACCACCCCCGCCAGCATGCAAGAGATGGGCTCGCCCAGCTACGGCTACACCTACCAGCTGGAAGGCCGCCCGATGGTGGAAGAAGGCTACGAAGACCGCAACGCCAACAGCTGGATCTACCCAGTGACAGACGCCTATCAGCCCGTGCTGCCTGGTGCCTCTGCAGGCTTCCTGTTCAAGAACGCGGTGGCCTGATCATGCCGAAGTACACCGTATGCACCCCCATCAAACATGATGGGAAGAAGTACGCGGTGGGCGCCTCCATCGACCTGAGCAAGGCTGAATTCGATGCGCTCCCTGACGGCACGGCAGAGCAGCCCCGTGCAGGCGACTCAGCCGCCCGCAAGGCGGCTGAAAAGGCCGAAGCTGATCCCCTGGCTGCTGAGCAGGCCGAGGCCAACCGCAAGGCCGCTGAGCAGTCTGGCGCTGGCAACGGCGGCACGCAGGGCTGCGGAGATGGAGGCGCTGCTCGGCAGCGTGTCGCCATGAGCACGCTCAAGCCCGATACCTTGCCGCAGGGCGCCCCGTTTGCCATCGGCTCGGCCATTGTCTATGCATTGCGTGCCGACCCCGCACTGTCAGGCGTCACGGTGCTGGACAACCCCAAGCGCGCCAGCGACCTGCAGACGGGTGCACGCATCGTCTTTTTCGAGGACCAGGCCGACAAGCTCATCGAGCAGCCGGGCCAGTCGGCCAAGCGCACTTACAGCTTCACGGTGGGGGTTATCAACCGCACCGAGAGCGACCGCAGTGGCGCCCATGCTGACTACCGGGCCGCAAAGCGGGCCGTGCGCAATTGCCTGCCAGCGATTAATGCGCTGGTGCGCTTGGACGCGCGTGGTCTGGTAGAGGGCGATGTGCTTTACCGCCTTGAGAACCTCGACGTGGGAGGCGGCCTTGTGCTCGGCCTGTTCACGGTCGATTACCGCGATCCGGGCTGACGCCTGTATCGAATCAACCAACCCGAAGCCCGCCTCTGTGCGGGCTTCTTCGTTTCTGAAGGAAATGACCATGACTACTACCGCACGTGCCGTCTTGGCCGCAGGCCTGGTGAAGCTGAACCTGTGGAATACCGTTACGCAGGCCTACAACGGCTTCGGCGATGAACTTGACGCCGACAAGTTCGAGATCAAACCCAACTTCGAGGAAAAGATCAGCGAGTCCCGGTCGCATAAGGACTACGGTCAAGCCCGGGCCAGTGTGGTCCTGCCCAAGCCCACAGAGCTGACCATTGAGTTGGCTGCCGCAACTGTGCAAGCCCTCGCCATGCAGTTCCAGGGCCTGGTGCAGAACCTAACGCAAGCGTCCGGCAGCTTTGCAAATCAAGACTTCACGCTCACTGCTCTGGACCAGTGGTTGCCGTTGGGCAAGCGTTCTATCAGTGATTCTGGCTTTGAATTCAAGAACGCCGCTGGAACAGTTACCTATGACCTCGGCACCCACTACGAAATGAACTGGCTGCGCGGACTGGTGCGCTTTCACTCGACTGCGGCTGGGGCGCCCGTTGCAGCGGCAGTGCTCAAGCTCTCAGGTGCATACGGGGCAGTGGATGGGAAGAAGATTCTGGGCGGGCGTGTTACCCAGGTGCGTTGCCAGGCGCAATTTGACGGCCAGAACATGGTGGACGGCTCGCCCGTAGAAGCAGACGTGCACGAGTGCGTGCTGGGCTCCAACAACGGGTTCGACTTCCTGGGCTCCGACTTCTCCAGCATCACGCTGAGCGGAAAAATCGTCACGCCCCCCGGCAAAACAGAAGGCTACGAAATCCGCCTGCCTGGCGCGTCCACCTGACGTTAGCCGCGCCGTCCAGACGTCTGTACGGCGCCCATCAGCAACAACACGGGCCATCCCACCACAACGGTGGCGATGGCCCCGCCGCCCAGCGCCATCAGGCGCTCTGAATCCACCAGCAGGCCCAGCAGGGCCAGCGGAATGCCAGCGCCCACCAGGGCGAAGCACCAAACCAAACCTTTCATTTCATCCTCCAAATGGCCGATCCCAAGATCAAATACGACATCGAAGCCGCCGTCAAGGGCGAAGCCGATGCCGAGCAGCTTGCCAAGACGCTGCGTGGGGTCGGTGACGTCCTCGAAGGCGATCTGCAAGAAGGTGCTCTTGCTGCGGCCCAGGCGCTGGAGTCGCTGGCGTCAAAGCAGCGCGCTATCGATACGTTTTCTGCGCTCAAGCGTGAAACGAAAGATCTGGAAGGCGCTCTCACCAAAGCCACCGCACAGGTGGATCGCCTGGGCACTGAGCTGCCCCAGGCGACATCCAGCACCCAGGCGCTCGTCGCGGCTGAGCGTAGTGCGGCCACCGCCCTGGAGCAAGCCCGCGCCAGCCTGCAGAGCAAGCGCGATGCCCTCAAAACCGTGCGCGAAGAGACACAGGGCGCGGCTCGCCGTAGCGACGAATACAAAACCACGGTCGCAGGCCTGAAGGATGGCATCAAAGCCGCCACCGCCGAGATCAAGGCCCAGCAAGACACGCTGCGCACCACAGGGCAAGCCACAACCCAGGCGCAGAACGCAGAGGCGGCACTGCGTAAGGAATACGAGTTGGCCATCGGCTCATCGGTGCGCTTGAGCACCGAGTTGGGCAACAAGCGCCGCGCGTTGTCTGAGACGCGCGAGATCATGCAGTCCGTGGGTGTCAGCACCAGCAACCTGGCGCAGTCTGAAGCGACCCTGAAGGCCGCAGTGGCCCAAGTGCGGCAAGAGGTCGCCACCATGGCGCCCGCCTACCAGTCCGCCGCCGCTGCATCCAGTCAGTCCACACAGGTGCAGGCACAGAATCAGCGCACGCTGCGTGAAGGTATGACCTCCATCAGCACCCAATTGCAGCGCATCCAGCAGATCGCAACGGCAGCGCTCGGGGGCAGCTACGTTGGGGGTTTGGCAAAGTCGGTGGCAGAGACCGCCGACGAGTTCCGCAACCTCGAAGCCCGCGTGAAGCTGGCGACTGGTGAAGGGCCGCAGTTCACCAAGTCCTTTGGCGAAGTGCAGCGCATTGCGCTGTCTACAAACAGTGCATTGGACGAAACCGGCACTTTGTTCGCGCGGCTCACCAAGGCATCCCAAGAGGGCGGTCTCGCGGCAGTGGCTGCTCAACAGCGCGCCCTTGGGTTGACCCAGACCATCAACCAGGCCATCCAGTTGTCCGGTGGCTCTGCTGAGTCCTCAAAAGCCGCGATCACCCAGTTGGTCCAGGGTTTGCAGGGTGGTGCCTTGCGTGGCGATGAGTTCAACAGCGTGATGGAGCAATCGCCCCGCCTGGCTCAGGCAATGGCGGATGGCCTGGGGGTAACCACAGGCGAGCTGCGTAAATTGGCAGAGCAGGGCGCCCTGACCTCCGAGACCGTCATGCGGGCCTTGGAGGGCCAGGCCGATGCAGTTGCCGGCGAGTTTGGCAAGCTGCCCGCAACTGTGGGCCGTGCGCTGCAGAATTTGAGTAGCCAGTGGACTATCTACGTCGGCAACGCCGACAAGGGCCTACTCAGCTCGGCCAATGCTGCCAAGGTCATCAATGCGCTGGCGTCGAATCTCGACACAGTCGTGAGCACGCTCACAGCCGCAGGCAAGGCCTGGGCTGCGATCAAGATTGCTGGGTTGGTCGCAGACTTTGCCAAGTGGGCCACGAGCACCATGGCTGCGACCAAGGCGGTCGAAGCCAACACTGTAGCGACGGCTTCAAACACCGCCGCCCAGCGCGTGAACGCCACGGCGCAGGCCCAGACAGCAACGGCACAGGCTGCCAACACTGCAGCCACTACCGCCAACACAGCAGCCCGCGCAGCCAATGCCAAGGCCTGGGGCGACATCGGCGCGTTTGCCCGTGCGGGTGCCGCAGCGCAGGCCACAGCCACAGCAGCCACTACCGCCAGCACAGCGGCCCTTGCGGCAAACACCGCCGCCGCAGCGCGGGGCGGCATCGTGTGGCGCAGTGCTTCGGCACTGATGGGGCCTTGGGGCATTGCAGTGGCTGCGCTCACTCCTGAGATTCTCAGCCTGACCCGCGCGCTTGGTGAGCAGACCGCCAAGGCCATGGGCTGGGGCAAGGTGATGGAAGAGGCCGAAGCCAAGCTGCGCCAAGCCGATGAAGCCGCCAAGATTCACGCAGAGACCCTGCGGCGCCAGGCACTGCTGTACGAAGAGGCCCGCAACCGCTCCTTTGATCTGACGAACCAGTCCAAAGGCCTGATCGCCGAGTTCGACAAGCTGACGAAGGCAGGCGAATCGTCCAGCGCGGCCATTGCAAAGATCGGCAAGGACTTCGACCCCAGCACGACACAGGGCATCCGCGACATGTCGGGGGCGCTCGACAAGCTGGCCGCAGACGGCAAGATCTCTGCCGACCAGGTCAAACAAGCCTGGATCACAGCCCTGGACGGTCAAGACCTCGCAAAGTTTGAAGTGCTCGCACGCAATGCGTTTGCCGCTGCGGGGCAAGAGGCCCAAAAGCTCAGCATTCAGATCCGCCAGGCCGTTGACTCTGGTGCATCGCCCGAGGTGGTAGCTGAACTGCAAAAGCGTCTACAGGCCGCCATGTCTGTAGCGGCGCGTGAGGGTGAGCGCGTGGCCCAGATGATGGACACCGTGCTGAACGCTGCAGTGGCGCGTACGGGTGTGGAGTTCTCTGCGCTTGAGGGGCGCATTAGCGCGACGTCACGCTCGGCTATCAATGACCTTGACACCATCATCGGGGGCCTTGACCGATTGAAGGCACAAGGGCTTGATGCTGGCCGCGCCCTTGAGGCCAGCTTCGTCAAAGCCCTGGACACAGCCGACAGCCAGCGTGCGGTCGATGAAGTGCGCTCGCGCATTGAAGGCCTGCGCCGCCAGCTGGGCGACAAGGTTGCAGACGGCCTGCTGGATCAAGCCAAGCAGAAGACCATTGAACTGAGCGAGGCCCTCGACAAAGCCAAGCCAGGCATCAACAGCATTGCCGAGGCCATGAAGCAGCTCGGCATCACATCAGACGCATCGCTCAAAGACACCGCCGCGCAGGCCCGCGTGTCTTACGACGCAATGGCGCAGAGTGGCAAGGCCAGCGCACGCGAGATGTCTGACGCGTTCAAGGTGGCGGCAGAGGCTGCGATCAAGGCGAACAACGGCATTCCTCCGTCTTGGGTCACCGCCCAGGCATCGACGCGCGGCTACAAACTCGAAGTCGATGATGCGGGCCGCACAACGCTCGAAGCAATGAAGCGTGCTGGCGATTCCATCGGTGGGGTCGAGAGCGCCCACCGCAGCGCTGCCGGTGCTGCCAGAGATCAGGTGGGGGCTGTGCAGTCCCTGGCATCTGCATACACCGACGCCGCAGCCAAAGCCCAGGCCGCAAACGGCCAGTTTCTAGATGCTGCTCTGACCCAAAAGAACGCGGACACCTCGGCATCGAGCATCACAAACAAGAAGGCCAGCGAGTCTCAGTTCGCATGGACACGCTCAACCATCATCGATTACCTGACCCAGGCCGGGGTCGATGACATCGTTGCCGAGCAAGCGTCCAAGCAGTTCTTGAACAGTCGCGGTGGCGTTGACTATGAAGCATCCTCCGCGCAAAAGCGCTGGGCGGGGGACTTTGGAACGCTTGCCGAGGCCCTCGGAAAAGTCGCTGAGTTCTACAAATACGACGAGAGCGGAAAGCACGAAGCTGCCTACATCATCGAGCAGGACAAGAAGAACAAGGAAGCGGCGGACAAGAACAAGTCGCCCGCCAGTCCTGCCCCATCGCCCACACCATCACCGGCGCCCACACCCTCGAATGGCTCGGGCTCCGGCAGCAATCCCATCACCCGCGTCGTCAACGTCTACATCGGCAACAGCACCCCCTACAGCGTGCCAACCAATGAAGACGGCCAAAAGAGCATCGAGGCCATAGCCCGCGAAGTGCTCCGCTTGCTGGAACTGCAGCGCAACCAACTGGGCTACTGAACATGGATATCACCCTTACCAACGGCGGCGTGACTGTTGAACTGCCGTCCGACCTGATCTGGTCTGACGAGTTGACATGGTCATCCGTCGCGCAAAGCAAAGAGCGCGCGATCTTCGGCACTTTGGTCATCGATGCCATGGCCCGCAATGGTGGCCGTCCCATCACCTTGCAAGGCGATGGCGACAGCGCATGGATTACTCGCGGCACCTTGGAGGCCCTGAACCTTTGGGCGCGCACCCCTGGACTGCGCATGACGCTCGATGTGCGAGGCGAGGCTTTCACCGTGGTGTTCGACCACGGTGAAGAAGAAGAGACCCGTGCGATGGGGATGTCCGCCGTTATCGACTACGCGGACAAAGAAAACGGTGACTATTACTGCAGCCTGGTGCTGCGCTTTATTGAAGCGAGTGAAACCCTATGAGCATTCTCGAAGGCGATATCAAACTGCTGGCCAGCCGCGTGATGGCCGATGTGCCCGAAGGCGGCGGCGGCCCCACGGGTACCGAAATCCCTTTCGGCACCAGCAACGCAATCTTTGACGACATCACCGAAGTGGGCCGCGCTGGCGGCAATGTGTCTATTCGGCAGGTGCATATGGGCGTGCTCACGCCCAACACCGATGCGTTGCTGGATGCAAATGTCGTCCTGTCGCGCCTGCCCACTGACCCCAACGTGTCGGTCAGCCTTGCCAAGTGCAGCCTGTTTGCCCGCCGCAGTGAGATTGCCCAGGCCGTTGCCAATTACCTGATCCAGTCGGTGGTATGGAATGGCGCGCTGCTCGAGGACCATGTGGCCGGGCAAAAGTCCATCCAGATCTTCCACCGCCCTGGCACCGCAGTGCCCGACATTGGCCGCACCCTGGTGCTGGCCTACCAGGCGGGCACCAGCGGCGAGCGCGTGCAATACGTGCGCGTTACCCGCACTGAGACCAACCGCCGCACCTTCACGTACCAGCTCAACGGCTCCTTTGTGGACTTTGAGGCCGATGTCAGCAAGCTGGATCTGTCCGATTCGCTGCGCTACAACTTTCCGGGCTCATCGCCCAATCGCGAGTTTGCCAACCAAGCGGGCAAAACCATCGTGCGCGACACCACGGTGGCTGATGCTGCAGAGTATTACGGCGCATCGGCCATCACTACCGCAGCGACGCTGGGTGGCAACTCGGTGCGGGTGAGCAGCATCTACACCCAGCTGGTGCCCAGCTCTCGCACAGAGACCACCGCGCTCGACCAGCGCCCGGCCTCTGTGCGCTCCATGGTGCTGGCCACCGCGCCGCGCAACGTAGAGGTGGGCGTGGCCGCACACACCCGCCGCATTCGCATCAAGCAGAGCAACCGGGGTTCTTCGTTTGTTGCCCTGCTCAAGCCGCTGCCATTTGCGGGCACGGTGGTCATCAGCTACCGGGCGCTGGGGCGGTGGTACACCCTCACCGACGATGGTGCCGGTGTGCTGTCTGGTGCGGGCTCGGGCCGCGTTATTTACACCACGGGTAGCCTGGACATGACGCTGCAGGAGCTGCCTGATGACGGCAGCAGCATCATCATTCAGTGGGGTGAGGCTGTGGGGTTCACCAACCGCAGCGCCCAAGGCGCGCAGATCCGTGCGCCGGAATATGCCTGGCGCCTTGCGCATGGCGGGGTCAAGCGCAACTCGGTGATTTGGACCTGGCTATCGGGTGGCGTGATTCGCACGGCAACCGACAACGGCGCAGGCAAGATCACTGGCGCGGGGGTGGGGGAAGTCGACTACCCCTCCGGCTCTGTCTATCTGCGCCCGTCATACATGCTGGACCCTGGTGCTGAGATCTCTGTGGCGTACGAATACAGCACGCAGCAGGAAGAGGTGCTTCCAGCGCCTGCGGTGGATGTCACGGGCAGCATCACGCTCACGCTGGCCCAACAGCCGGTGGCGGGGTCTGTCGAGGTGGTTTGGGTGACTGCGCAAGAGGTCTCCAGCACCAGCGGTGGCACGCTCACGGCGGTGGACGCCACCAAGACGGTGACAGATGGCGTGACGCGCATTTGGCGGGATGAGTTCGCTCAGGATGGGGCTGTGCTCGGGTATCCGATCACTGGCGGTGTCATGGTGAGTTTTCCTGCGACATCCACGTCTGCCCAGCACTCCCGTGTGGCGCAGCAAGATGCCTCCAACAGTCGCCGCGTGATAGCGCTTAACCGTGCCACCGATGACGGCGCAGGCAACTTCTTGGCCCCGCTGGGCACAGTCAGCTACGCCGCCAAGACGATCAATCTGCGCGTGGTGAGCCTGGATTCGTCCACCGCCAGCTACAAGTCCGACTACGAAGATGCAAAGGCGTTTGAGACAGACGGCCCGGGGGCGAGTAATTCCAGCAACAACAAGGGCGGCGAGTACGGCACCTCTGCAGTCAGCGCCCAGCAGCTGGGCGCCGTCATCGTGCGGTATGCGGTGGCACCGCTGGCGCCCACTGCGGTCACTGAGTCTTATGTGCCGCCCGCCATCACTATCGACTTGTGCCCGTACACATCCGATCGCATCGTGCCCGGCAGCCTGCGCTTTGTGTGGATGGGTCACACCTATGACGATTTTGAAGGCGTGCTGTACCGGGGGCGCACCGACATTGCGCCAGGCATCGCCAGCGGGTCGGTGGACTACGCCGCAGGCCTTGCCACGCTGACCGACTATGTGGTCGGCACAGCGCCCGGCACCGTCACGCTGCAAAGTCTGTGGACGCGCCGCGCTGCCTGGAACACCGCTAGCGTGTTTTTCCGCACCCAGGCCGCGCCGATCAAGCCTGAGGGGCTGGTGCTCACGTTGGTGGACTTGTCGGGCAATGCCCTCACCGTTACATCGGCGGCAGACGGCACGCTCAGCGGCGACCATGCACGCGGCAAGATCGACTACGAAGGCGGCGACGGTGAGTTGCAGTTTGGCGACTATGTGGACGATGCCACGCTCACCGCCGCGCAAAAGGCCGAATGGTGGTACAGCGCCGCCGATGTGGGGGCAGTGCAGGCGGGCAAGATCTGGCGCCCCTTGCCTGTGGACCCGTCCACCCTGCGCTACAACAGCGTGGCCTACTTCTACTTGCCGCTGGATGCAGACATTTTGGGCATTGACCCTGTGCGCCTGCCGCCTGATGGCCGCGTGCCCATCTTCCGCGTGGGCGGCTTTGTGGTGGTGGGGCACACCGGCACCGTGCCTGCAGCCACTTACAGCAATAGCCAGACTATCAACTGCGCCCGCACCCGGCTCTCTCGGGTGTACCTCATCGGTGCCGATGGAAAGCTGATCCGCACGGGCTACACCGTGGACCTGGATGCAGGGTTGATTACCGTGGTGGATGCTGCCACATGGGTGCAGCCCGTCACTGTGCGTCACCGCATCGAAGAGATGACGCGCGTGGCAGATCTGCAGATTGACGGTACGCTGAAATTCACCAGTCAGCTCTCGCACGACTTCCCTTTGGGGTCCGTGGTTTCTAGTGCGCTGGTCGCTGGCTCGCTGCGCGCCCGGGCGCTGCCGGTGTGGGATCAGCTCAACTGGGATGGCGTCACCTGGCTCGACGCGGTGGGGCCAGTGGGCCCGGCAAGCGCGTCTTACAACGATGGTGTATTTCCGGTAGTGGTCACCAACGCCGGGGCGGTCACTGAGCGCTTTGCGCTGCGCGTGCTGGCGGGCGGCACCGATGTCGAAGTCATTGGCGAGCACGTCGGCAACCTTGGCACCTTCAGCCGCAATGCAGAAATCGCCCCCATCAACCCAGTCAGCGGCGCGCCTTACTTCCGTCTGCCAGCCGCTGGCTGGGGTAGCGGCTGGGCTGCAGGCAACGTGCTTTTCCTATCCACGGTGGGGGCTTTCTATGGTTTCGCCCTCATTCGGGCCGTGCAGCCCGGCATGGCCACGGGCACCGATTACGCCTTTGAAATCACCGAGCGCGGCGACATTGATCGCGCACCCACCACCCCAGTCATCTGATCGAGGTCATCATGGTTTTTACGTTTGATTCAACCCAGCTTGGTGCCCCGGTGCTCAGCGGCCTGCAAGGCGCTTTGCGAGGTGTTATCAAGGCCTGCGCCATCGATGGGTTTGGTGCGGGCGCTGTGGCAACGCTGACCGTCTCCGGTGGCGTGGCAACGGCAACTTATTCTGGCTCGCACCCGTTCAAAGTGGGCTATGTGGCCCAGTACGCAGGGGCTACGCCTGCGGCGCTCAATGGCAACAAGGTCATCTTGTCCATCACGGCCAACGCGGTCACCTTCGCAGCGCCTGGCGTGCCAGATGGTGCTGCCACCGGCTCCATCACCAGCAAGGCTGCGCCAGCGGGTTGGCAAGAACTGTTTGCAGGCACGCTCGCCAATGTGATCGCGCTCAAGCCCGCGGCGGTAGAGGCCACGGGCTGTGTGCTGCGCATTGACGACACAACCACCAGCACCGCCCGCATGGTCGGCTACGAAAGCATGAGCGATATCAACACGGGGGCGGGGCCTTTTCCGACCACTGCCCAGGTGTCCGGTGGGCTCTATCTGCCTAAGAGTGAGTTGACCACTTCGGCGGCACGCCCCTGGCGCATGTATGTCACTTCGCGCGCGATCATTTTGGCTATCGCCCCAAACTCTGCGCAGCCAACCTCTTATGGCGTGTACGTGCTGGGTGACTTCCCTTCCAATAAGGGGGTTGATCCATATGCATGCATCGTTTCAGGTGGCGGCACGGGTGTCACAAACGGGACCGGCAGCACTGTGTGGGACGGATCTGCTGCGGTGAGTTTTCCTGCAAGCACCAACTTCGGATGCTATGCAGCACGGGGGGCGCTGGGGATTGGTGGTTCCGTGGGTGTTATGAAGTTGGGGCCATTGGCGGGGGTGACGCGGGTTTTTAGCGGTGCTGTGACGTATCCACTCGCCACGCTCACGTTCCCGAACCCATCGGACAACTCGCTGCGTCTGGGGCCGGTGGATTTGTACATCGGTGGTGATCTGCGTGGTGTGCTGCCCGGCGTGTACCACTCGCCTCAGCCGGTGGCTATGGGTGGCTACTTCGGTGTTGGGCAACGCGTTGCGGGCCAGGGTGTCTATGAAGGCCGGGTGTTTGAGGCAATTTCTGTCGGTGATCCTGGTGGCCCTTCTACCGGGGTTCTATTCGTCGATGTGACTGGCCCTTGGGGGGTGTGACGTGGCGGCCCATTTGTATTGGAGGCTCACGTTCGACAGGGGGCCTGCGTCCACGGTGGACTTGCGCGAGGTGGGGTTCTTTGATGCTGCTGGTGTGGATGTGTCGGTTGGTGGGGTGGCTGCCGCAAGTAGTGAGTACGGTGGCGCCTACCTGATTGCCAATTTGTTCGACAAGAACACATCGACGCTGTATGCCACGGCCTCCGGTGTGGCTTATCCGCAGTGGGTGCAATATCGCTTTGCATCGCCCGTTGATGTGTACCGGGTGCGCTGCTACCCCAACAGTGGCTATTACCCTACGAATCCACGGCTTTCGTTTTCAGATGACGGGGTTGCATGGTCGGCCTTGGTGCCGCTGGTTGAGTTCTCTGGAGGGTTGGTTTCTGCGCTGGACACCATGCTGGGCGTTTCCGCACCGTATGGCGGGGTGGCGCTGGGCACTTCCAGGGCCACGTGGGCGTTCAGGTCTGTGCCCGGGCCCTTGAAGCTCTCCGTTGACCCCAAGCATCGCTCGGTTGCCGATATGGAATACGGCGGGTTCGGTCGCATCGTTGGCACCACCAAAACCAAGGCAGTCCCCAGCAACCTGCCCACCAAGGCCCGCGTGGTTTTGATCCACCAGCGCAGCAAGCTGCCCGTGCGTGAGGTGTGGAGCGACCCGGCTACGGGCGATTTCGCCTTTGATGGCATCGACACCCGTCAAGAGTTTTTGGCCCTTGCTGAAGATGCGGCGGGCAACTTCCGCCCTGTGGCTGCCAGCCGTCTGGTGCCTGAGGTGGCCCCATGAGTGCCGTGTGGGAAATTGGGCCAGAGGCAGCTGCCGCGCAGCTGGCCGCCACCATCACCCGCGCTGACCTGGGCGCTGGCTTTTCCCGGGTGCGCGTCTACTCAACGCCGCAGCCTGCATCGGTCACGGTGGCGCGCACTGATGCGCCACAGGCTGAGCTGGTGCTGCTCAAGCCATGTGCGGCCATCGTGGGTGGGGTCTTGGTGTTCAAGCCGCGCGACGTGGAGGGCACGCTGGTGCTGTCCACTGGCATGCCACGCTGGGCTGATTGGGTGGCTGCAGATGGCTCCATCATCGCCACCAGCAACTGCACCGACGCTGCCAACGGCGGCGGATGGCAGCTGCAAGGGGGCGACACCCCGCCCGGTGAAACATCGCCACTGCTCTACGCGGGCGGGCTGGTGCAGCTTGGCGCCACGGCGCTGACGTGAGGGCCTGACGTGTGGCAAGCACTGACCTACTTTTTGGCGCTGCAGCCAACCCACCGGGCAGCCCTGTTGAAATCGTCTTTGGCGACGACGACGCGGGCGGCGCTGGCACTGTCGTGCTGGGTGCTGCTGGCCGCATCACTGGCATGCGCGGCAGCGTGCCTGTGCGCAAGCTGGTGCGTGCGAATGCTGCTGGCCGCATCACGGGCATGCGAGGGGTGGCAGCTGTGGCTTATGACGTTAATGTGGCCCGCCCGCTGGTCAACATCGTGCAAAGCACGGCCCAGCAGGCACTGCCCGTGCGTGCTGCTGTGCTGGTGCGCTATGAGCAGGCCCAGCCACTGCAGGCGGTGGTGGCAAACGTGTGGCAAGGCGCTGTGCAGCGCTGTGCTCTGGTGCAAGTGCGGTTTGAGTGCGCCCAGCAGCTGCAGGCCGTGGTGGCCCAGCATTACCAGCAGGCCCTGCCCGTTGCTGCGCCGCCTGTGGCCCAGCGGTTTGAGCAAGCCCGCCCGCTGCGCCGGGCTGTGCAGCAGCAGTACCAGCAGGCCGCCCGCGTTGGCCTGGTGGCCCTGCAGCGCTTTGAGCAAGCACGCAGCCTGCGCAACTCTGCCGCCCAGCAGTACCAGCAGGCGGAGCGCGTGGGCGCTGTGGTGCTGGGTGGCTTTGGGCACGCTGCGCAGCTGGGGCGTCCGATTGCCGCCCGCTACGAAGAGGCTCGCAAGCCACCGCCAGGCGTTACCCCTGGCCCGGTGTTTCCGCAACCAGATCCCTGCTACGTGCCCAGCGTGCCTGTGCACCTGGTCTTTGATGAGCCGCACGACGCCAGCCAGCCCGTGGGGTTGGTCTTTGTGTGCGAGCGCCACACCCCAGGGCCTGACCCTGAAACGCCGCAGTTCGTTATCCCACTCTTGAGGGTCTACATGACAGTTCACACCATTGATGCGGTATTGCTGCCGAGTCTTGAGCGCTTGCCGCTCAAGGGCATCACCGTGTCTTCAGACGACGACGGTTTCGGCTGGAGCTTTACCGCGAGTGGGCCTGCAAATCCACTGCTTGAGATGCTCTCGCCTGTGAATGGCGAGCCAAAGCAGATCAAGGTGACTATTGACGGCATCGACTTTTTGTTTGCGGTCGAGCAGCCAGAGCGGTCGCGGCGGTTTCTGGAGCACGTGGTCCAGGTGCGTGGCAGCAGCGTCACTGCGCTCCTCGGATCGCCTCATGTGCCCGCAAGTACCTGGAGCACGACCACAGCGCTCACTGCCCAGCAAATCATCTTGCAGGCGCTGCAGTTCACCGGCGTGGATCTCGACTGGGGTATTGATGACTGGCTTGTTCCGGCCACGGCCTGGAGCCACCAGGGCACGCCGCTTTCTGTTGCACAGCGAGTGGCTGAAGCAGCCGGAGCAGTGCTTCGCAGCCACCGCACGCTGCCGCAGCTTCAGGTAGCGCCTCGCTTCCCGCACGCCCCGTGGGAGTGGGCTGGTGCAACTCCGAACGTGCGGATGCCAGGCCAGATCATCACAAACGATGGCCTGCAGACCACGGCGGGTGTCGAGTTCAACGCTGTGTACGTCTCCGGCAATGTGCAAGGGGCAATTGTTGGGCACGTTGTTCGCACCGGAACAGTGGGGGATGTGCTGGCGCCCGAGGTGTCAGAGCGGCTGGTGACCGACGTCACCTCGGCCCGTCAGCGGGGTATCTCTGTGCTGGCATCAGCAGCACTGAAGCGGCGGCACTCGATGACCGTGCCGTTGCTGACGGGCGGCACAAACCCTGGACTCATCCTGCCCGGCTATTTGATCGAAGTGCAGGAGCCGAGCGAAGTGTGGCGGGGCCTGGTTCGCGGGCTCACCGTTACCACTGGTGTGCCGACAGTGCGCCAGCAACTTGTGGTGGAGCGTACCGAATGACCGCCGCCATCAATTTGTTCTTGCGCTTCAAGGCCCTGCAATCGGAACTGCCCGTGATGACTGGGCAGATCCTGAGCGACGTGGGCGACGGTGTTGTCCGCGTCCAGATGACCAGCGGCGGCATCTTGCAGGCCCAGAACCCGACAGGTCTTGCAGTGGGTGTTCGCGTCTACGTGAAAGGAGGTGCGATCACGGGCGAGGCGCCAGATCTGCCGGTGATCCGCATCGAGGTTTAGCGCACCAACCATCAATCCCAACAGCCCGCCCGTGGCAACACAGGCGGGCTTTTTCTTTGTCCAACCCTGAAAGGAAAACACTATGAACCCCCTCAAGCGCTGGCGTTGGTGGGCCATCCTGGCCTTGCCGATCTTGGTCATCGCCGCAAACTCAATCGGCCCGGCTGGCTGGCGTGAGCCTGTCGTGAAATTGCTTTGGCTCTCATGGACGGCCCTGTGTGTGGCCCTGGCCCATAGTGCCCGCAAGGCACTGTTTGACTATGCGAACGGGCGGCAGGCGTGGCTCAAAGCGCTGGAGCATCCCATCGGCGCCGGGCTGGCCTTCCTGGGCCTTTGTGTTGTCGCTGCGGTGCTGGTGCTGGCCTTCACGGGCTTTGCGCGTGCGCAGGGCGTGCCATTGCCCGCCCAGCAGCTGGCCCCGCTGGTCGTGCAAGAGATTGAGCAGCATTGGCCCGCGCTGCCTCGGCGCAGCTACGTGGGGGCATTGATCGAGAAGGAAACGTGCCGCTCGATCACACACCCCCAGTGCTGGAGCACGACCGCGCGCCTGAAGACCAGCCGGGAAGAGGGCGCGGGTCTCGGCCAGATCACTCGCACCTGGCGTGCTGATGGCTCGCCCCGTTTCGATGCCTTGGCTGAGACTCAGGCATTGGCGCCGGATGCCCTGCGCGAGTGGTCTTGGGACAACGTGTACACGCGGGCCGAGCTGGGCGTGCGTGGCATCTTGGTAAAGCTGCGCGACTGCCATGCGCGCATCGAGGCGCTGGGCGTGGTTGAGCCCATGGAGCGCCTGGCGATGTGTGACGCCGCCTACAACGGCGGCTGGGGTGGGCTGGCCCAAGACCGCCACCTGTGCGCATTGACTGCTGGATGTGACCCCCAACGCTGGTTTGGGCACGTGGAGCACCACAGCAACAAAAGCCGCACCCCTTGGCAGGGCTACGGCGCCAGCGCTTTCGACATCAATCGCGCCCATGTGCGCGCGACAGTGCTGCTGGAGCCCAGGCGCTGGCGGTATGCGCAGTGGTTGGGGGTTTGA